ACGCTAGCGGAACAGCCACGACTACGGGTTTGTTTTTGCGTGTTTTCAGAGCTTATGTAAGCGGCGCTACTTCCCCTACAGGTAATATCACCATAGCTAACGGTGGCACTACCTATGCTCAAATTACAAACGGTGAAAATCAAACGCTAATGGCGGTATATACCGTTCCTGCGGGTAAAACTCTCTACATTAACGAAGGCATTGCCACGCACGGCACTGGGACATCTGGTGGCGTATATATGACTGTGCGCTTTTTAGTAAAGCCTTTTGGCGGCGTATTTAGGACGCAGGTTAAGGTAGATGTTGTCGAAAGTCAGATTTATTACCCCTTTGCCTATCCTATTAAAGTGACCGAAAAGTCGGACGTTGAGGTGCAGGCTATCTGTAATAAAAACCAATCTAACGCAATATCTGCCTCCTTTAATGGCGTGTTAATCGACAACGGGGATGCTCTGTAATGGCTGAACGCAAGAAAGCCAAAATGCCCCCGCGCAACAAGAAGAATTTTCGCCCTACTGAAAAAGGGGCGGGAATGACTAAGGCTGGAGTAGCGGCGTATAGACGCGAAAACCCCGGCTCAAAGTTGAAGACCGCCGTAACGGGCAAAGTCAAAAAAGGTAGTAAGGACGCTAAGCGGCGCAAATCATTCTGTGCGCGTTCTGCTGGACAAATGAAAAAATTCCCTAAAGCAGCTAAAGACCCAAACAGTCGTTTGAGGCAGGCACGTAAAAGATGGAAATGTTAAAATGAGCAAGCCAACAGTTGCAGAACTAGACAAGAAGGTTGAGGTCATTCAGGCCGTTTTACACCGGTTGGAAACCAACCACCTTGCTCATATGCAAAAAGACATAGATCGTCTGGACATAAAAGTCTGGGCTATTCTTGGCGGTATTGCTCTGCAACTTGCGGCAACAGTAATAGCATTAGTGGCGGTATTGTCATGACACGAGTTAATTTAGGCGCGGGCGCTTGCTCCGTTAGAAAAATGGCAAAAGGCGGCGTCGTTAAGATGAAGAAGGGCGGCACGATATGCCCTGAAGGTAAGGCGTGGGCAAAGCGCACGTTTGACACTTATCCGTCAGCTTATGCCAACTTAGCGGCATCTAAGTATTGTAAAGACCCTAATTACGCCAAAAAGTCTAAAGGCGGTAAGCGAAAGGGTAAATAATGGGCGGATTAAAGGAGTGGTTAGATGAGGACTGGGTCCGAATTGATAGCAAAGGCAATATCGCGGGGCCGTGCGGTACGTCAAAGGATAAGCGTAACCCTGACCGTTGTTTGCCTAGACGTAAGGCTAGCAGTTTATCGAAAAGTGAACGCGCTGCGACAGCGCGTAAAAAGAAGCGTGAAGGCTCTAAGGGAAAGACTGTCGTCGCTAATACCAAAGCGGCTAAAGTAAAAAAGATGGCTAATGGGGGCGTTGCAGGCTACGAGACAAGGGCAAAGCGCCAGTTTCGTGGCAGCAGTATCCCCGGAACGGCTGTGGCACGTGGTTGTGGCGCTGTTATGAACGGGCGGCGCAAACGAACGAAAGGGTCGGTGTCACAAGCATGAGAAGCACAGCATTTTACATAGATAAAGAAAGCGAGATATGCCAAGAAATTCTAGCTTGGTCGGCGCATACCTTGCAAAAACCTAACCCGTATTATAACGGATTACCGCCCTGTCCTTACGCCCAGAAGGCTTGGGAAGAAGATAAAGTCCTTATTTTGTTTAAGTATGACACCAATATGCAAGTGTTGTACAGCACGATATCTCAATGGGAAGACGCATTTGATTTAGTCATTATTGTAGACATGGCGTTTAAGAAGGACCCCGATGACTTTCACGAGTATCTGGAACTTATGAACGACGCTATATCTGAAGGTGTTTTTATAGACAGGGACGTTTGGTTGATGGGTTTTCATCCACACGATGAGGCCAATGACTTCATTGACGACCAGAGCTTTATGCACTTAGTTGAAGACGAGTATGCAATGATTTTTGTGCAGCGTTTGTCCAAAGTGCAGGAATCAGCAGACAAACTGGTTAAAAAAGGCTATTATGACAGGTATCTGGAGGAGTATAACGCAGAAGATATCTTTCAGAGGCGCAACGATCTTTACAGGAGACTGAAAAATGGCAATGAAACCTCGTAAGATGATGAAAAAAGGCGGCGCGGTCAAAAAGATGCGCGGCGGCGGTATGGTAAAGAAAATGCGCGGCGGTGGCATGGTTAAAAAGATGCGCGGCGGCGGAATGGTAAAGAAGAAGTAAGATGGCTACATCCGGCAGCACAGATTTTGAGTTAGACGTTTCCGATTATATTGAGGAGGCGTTTGAGCGCTGTGGCCTTGAGGTTCGTACTGGTTATGACCTCAAGTCTGCCAAGCGGTCGCTCAACCTCATGTTGGCGGATTGGGCTAACCGTGGGTTGAACCAGTGGACTATTGCTCAGCGCAGCATAACGGTAACGCAGGGCACCGGTAATTACTCGCTTGGTACAGACGTGATTGACATCCTGTCTGTCATCGTGCGGCGCAGCGGCACTGATTATGCACTGGAGAGGCTCAGCCGGGATGAATACTTGTCTATCCCGACCAAAACTACGGAAAGCAGGGCTAACCAGTTCTTCTTGGATCGTCAGATTACACCAGAACTAAAGCTTTGGCCTGTTCCAGATAACAGCACGGACGTGATTATCTATGATGCGCTGACCCGCATTGAGGACGCAGACACCTTCATCAATACGATGGAAGTGCCGTTCCGGTTCTATCCGTGCTTGGCGGCTGGGCTGGCTTATTACATTGCAGTCAAACGCGCACCAAATCGAGTGCAGCTTTTGAAAGCTATTTATGAAGAAGAGTTTGAGCGGGCGGCTACAGAAGACCGGGATCGGGCTTCCTTTAATGTCGTTCCTCAATACCAGTATTTTAGGACGACCTGATGTCTAAATATGCGACAGGAAAAGACTCATATGCCATATCTGACCGTTCCGGGTTCCGGTATCGGTATAAGGATATGCGTAAAGAGTGGAACGGCTTGCTTGTCGGCAAAGATGAATGGGAGCCAAAACACCCGCAGCTAGGGCCCTTTCGTAAGGTTGTGGATGCGGAAGCGTTGAAAGAAGCGCGGCCTGATAGAACGGAGCCGTTAGACGTGTTTGTTGGGGTTCCTTTAGTAGAGGCACCTAACTTGCTGCCCGCACAGGGTTTTGGGCAGGTTGGTAGTGTTACGGTGACAGTATGAGTTTTACATATGCGGAACTACAGCAGGCTATTCAGGATTACACTGAAAACGATGAAACGACTTTCGTCAACAACATACCTGTGTTTATTCGTAATACTGAAGAGCGCATTCTCAAGAATGTGCAGCTTAGCCTGTTTCGGAAGAACGTGTCCGGTAACATGACAGCCTCAAACAAGTTTTTGACTTGTCCGACAGACTTTCTTGCGCCGTATTCTCTTGCCTACACGGATGCAGGAAATGACGCAAATTTCCTTGATTTTAAGGACGCGGATTATGTTCAGCAGTTTAACCCGGATCCGACGACAGAAGGTGCGCCGCGGTATTACGCTGTTTTTGATTTAACTAACTTCATTATCGGGCCTACGCCGGACAGTAGTTATGCGGTAGAACTGCACTACTTCTATAGACCGGCCAGTTTAACTGCTGGAGCCGGTACGGGAACTACATGGCTCAGCGAGAACGCTGAACTTGCAATGCTGTATGGCAGTTTGATGGAAGCCTACATCTTTATGAAAGGTGAGGCGGATATGCAGGCGCTATATGAAAAGCGATTTGGTGAGTCGATTATGGGTCTCAAGATGTTTGGTGAGTCTAAGGAAGTTACTGACCAGTATCGCACAGGAATGGTAATTAGGCCGAAACAATGAAAGTAGAAGCATTACAAATGAATCCAGAGTTTCAGGTAGAGGTTCATACCACAAACGGTAGGGGCTTTACACCTGAAGAGGTTGCGGAGCGCTGCGCGGATAAGATTATTTCTATCTCTGACAACGCTAACCCAGCTATTCGTGACCAAGCAAGGGCTTTTCGACAACAGCTAGTTAGGACACTAACTTTCTATATGCGCGAAGCCATAAGAAGTGATAGAACAACGGTGTACAACGCACTGAAAGACGCAGGCCATAAAGACATGGCCGAACTTATAAGGAGACTGTGACATGGCGTTTTCGGGGAATTTTATGTGTACATCTTTCAAGAAAGAACTCTTGTTTGGTGTACACGATTTTGCAAATGGCGCGGATACTATGTATATGGCGCTATATACTAGCTCAGCTACGCTGGATGCTAGCACGACGGCTTATTCCGCTACCAATGAGGTCAGCGGGACAGGTTATTCTGCTGGTGGACAGGCGCTGACTAATGTTGATCCGTCAACTAGCGGCACTACAGCGCTAACTGATTTTGATGACGAGACTTGGACGACGGCGACAATTACCGCACGTGGCGCGTTGATTTACAACTCAACGCCAAACACAGCGTCTATTTCCGTTACTAATCCATCGGTAGTGGTTTTAGACTTTGGCGCGGATAAAACTTCGACGGCAGGTGACTTTACGGTTGTTTTCCCAACCGCAGATGTAAGTAACGCGATCATTCGGATAGCCTAATGACCGATGTCGTCGTCCCACTTGGCGGCTGGGGTCGCTTTGGCTGGGGCGAAATGCCTTGGGGCCAAACAGACCTACCAAAGGCCACTGGTAATGTAGGTTCGGTAACGGTTGTTGCTGAAGCGAATGCACCAGTCACGGGATTGGCGGCAACGGGTAATGTTGGCTCTGTCACAGTACAGGCCGACGCAAACATCGGCGTAACAGGCGTATCCGCTACTGGCGAGGTAGGCTCTGTTACAACGATAGCTGCGGCGAATGTCTATCCGACAGGTGTTGCGGCTACGGGTCAAATAGGCACTGCCACGGTAAGTGGCGACGCGAATGTCCCTGTCACGGGTATTGAAGCGACTAGCGGCGTAGGTTCAGTCACAGTCTCCGCTGCGGCTAACATCAATGTGACGGGGGTTGCAGGCACCGGGGAAATCGGTACTGCTACGGTAAGCGGCGATGCAAACGTGCCGGTTACCGGTATTTCAGCCACGGGCAACGTAGGGTCTGTTGTTGTAAATGCCGGATCGGTAGTTGAGATACCTAGCGGTGTCCAAGCGCAAGGCTTTGTTTACGGCGGCTATATTGTCGTCAATGCTGGTGCAACGGCACCGGTCACGGGTCTTGAAGCCACTATGTCGGTGGGCACTGTAACGGCAGAAACAGAGACTTTTGTTTTTGTTACAGGTCTTGAAGCCACTGCGGATGTCGGTGATGTCACCGTCGTAGCAAAGGGGAATGTGTATCCAGCAGGCCTGCAAGCCACTGGAAACGTAGGACAAGTATTAGTTTGGGGAACTATTGTGCCAAATCAAAATGCAGGGTATAATGGGGTCAGCCCAAGTCAGACGCCAGCTTGGTCGGATGAAGTACCATCACAGACACCGGGTTGGGGTCAAATAGCAGCTTAGAAGGGTTAAGAACATGGCAAGTACATATACAGTCAATATTGGTATTGAGAAACCGGGAACCGGCGATCAGTCGGGTACATGGGGTGTAACGACTAACACCAACTTTGATATTATTGACCAAGCGACTAATGGTGTTGCCACTGTCACGCTTGCTGCTGCGGGCACTTCTGGTTCACCTAACACCCTTCAAATTAACAACGGCGCTCTATCTGACGGACGCAATCGCTTTATTGAGTTTAATGACGGCGCGGATCTGGGCGCAACGGCATATGTTCAGCTTGACCCCAATGACGCTGAAAAGATTGTGCACATCCGCAACAGCTTGTCCGCTTCACGCAGCCTTATTCTTTTTCAAGGGACCTATAACGCTTCCAATGATTTTGAGGTTCCTAACGGCGCGGATGTTTTAGTCAAGTTTGATGGCGGTGGTGCTAGCGCAACGGTCACTGATGTAAATGTTAACTTAACCCCAACTAAGATCACCACTTCAAATGCCGACATTAACGGCGGTTCTGTAGACGGCACCACCATTGGCGCGGCTTCCGCTGCTGCCGGTAGTTTCACCACCCTGCAAGCTGACACCAGCCTGAATGTTGATGGCACAGCTACCACAGACGGCCTCACTGTTGCTGGCAACGTCAGCGTAGACGGCGGCACGATTAAGCTAGACGGTAACTACCCGACAGGCACACAAAACGTGGCGTTGGGTAATACTGCTTTGGACAGCGTTGCTTCTGGTGGCAGTTACAACACCGCAATAGGTGATGCCGCACTTACGGCAAACACTACTGGTGGTAACAACACTGGCGTTGGCGCACTTGCTTTGACGGCAAATGTTGATGGAGTACAGAATACTGCCGTTGGTGGTTTTGCATTAGACGCAAACACGTCAGGAAATTACAACACAGGTTTAGGTGTTAATGCCCTAACAGCAAATACTACTGGGTCAAACAACACGGCTGTCGGTAGATTTGCACTAGACGCAAACACCACCGCAAACAGTAACGCCGCCTTTGGTTATAACGCATTAGCAGACAATACTACTGGCGCAACAAATACAGCAATAGGCACTAATGCCTTGGCAAACAATACTACCGCAAGTGACAACACTGCTGTTGGTACAAACGCACTTTTTGATAACACCACAGGCACACGCCTTGTTGCCGTTGGTAAGGATGCACTTGCTAACAATACAACTGGCGTGGACAACGTGGCTGTAGGTCGCGTTGCACTGCGTGATAACACAACAACATCAAACAATGTTGCCATCGGTACTAACGCACTTGTTACGTCAACTGCGTCTAACAATACAGCAGTTGGGTCATATTCGCTTGCCGTAAACACCACAGGTACAGAAAATGTTGCATTAGGTGCTTTTGCTTTAGATGCAAACACCACTGCATCTTATAATACGGCTGTTGGGTATCAGGCTCTAACTGCAAACACCACTGGTCCAGATAATACAGCAGTTGGTAGAGTTGCTTTGGGTGCAAACACCACCGGCACAAACAATGTTGCCGTTGGTAACTATGCGCTTGATTCAAATACGACAGGCAACAATAATACAGCAATAGGTAAAAATGCGTTAGGTCTTAATACCACTGGTTCGGATAATGTTGCTAATGGTATTGGTACTTTGGACGCAAACACTTCAGGAAATTATAATACGGCTGTGGGCAGAGAAGCACTTGGAGCCAACACCACCGCATCTAACAACACCGCTGTGGGTTATCAGGCTGGGTATAACAATACGACTGGTGATTTGAATGTTGCTATCGGCCATCAGAGCCTACTGTCGAATACAGTTGGCGATAGAAGCGTTGCCGTTGGCTCTTTTGCTGCATATTCACAAAACCCCGCAGCTAATGCAGATATGTACAATACAGCTATTGGTTATGGGACATTGTTTGCAGATACAATTGGAGCGAACAATACGGCAATAGGTGGTCTTGCACTAAATGATAATACTACTGCATCTAACAACACAGCGGTTGGTTATAATGCACTTACTTCAAACACCACCGCAGAAGCAAATGCGGCATTTGGCAAAGGCGCGCTTCAAACAAATACAACAGGTGGGTCAAACACCGCTATTGGTGCTAATGCTATGGAGTTTAACACCACTGCATCTTATAATACGGCTGTTGGCAGAGAAGCACTGAAAGCAAACACCACTGGCGGATTTAACACTGCCGTAGGTAGAAACGCCGCTACCGCCAACACCACAGGCTATGGGCTTTCTGCGCTAGGTGAACGTGCGCTTTCTGCTAACACCACTGGCGCAAACAATACGGCTGTAGGTCAACTTGCATTAAGCGCAAACACTACAGGGGCAAATAACACTGCTTTAGGTACGTTTGCACTTGACGCTAATACCACCGCGAATAACAACACCGCTGTAGGTCACGAAGCCCTGACTGCAAACACCACAGGCTTTAGCAATGTCACCGTTGGCGGTCGTTCACTTGATGCCAATACAACTGGCGCACAGAATACGGCGTTGGGCTATCAGGCGTTGTCGGCAAACACCACCGCATCCAACAACACGGCTGTGGGATATAACTCACTTAATGCAAACACCACTGGTACTGCAAATACTGCTGTTGGGCAAGGCACTCTTTCTACTATTACAACAACCAGCAACAACACTGCTGTAGGGTATCAGGCTGGTAATGACGTAACGACTGGCGCAAACAATACCTTCCTTGGTATGAGCGCAGGAACGCTTGCCACGACAGGAAGCAACAACACTTTTGTTGGTTACGCCGCTGGTCAGACAATTACCACAGGCGCAAAGAATGTTATTCTTGGTCGCTACAACGGCAACCAAGGTGGCCTCGACATCCGCACATTAAGCAACCGCATCGTGCTGTCCGATGGCGATGGTAATCCTCGTGGTATATTTGACGCAACTGGGAATTGGCTAGTAGGCAAAACAAGCACGGGTTCTACTGTCCGTGGTTCTGAACTAAGAGATGGAACTGCTGGATTTGTTGCTGCTTTTAGAACAGATGATGATGGACTATCAGTTGACCGTTCTAATACCGCTGGTGATGGTGCGTCTTTCATTGTTCGCAGAGAAGGAACTACCGCCGGAAGTTAGATAGTAAATTTTCATCAGGGAATTATCGTTTAGTCGTTGGTAATTCAAACACCAAACTTCAATTTAATAATGGCGCAGACCAAATTGTTCCTGTTAATAATGATGGGAACAGCAGAGACAATGCTATTGATTTAGGAGCTTCGGGCGCAAGATTTGATGACATCTACGCAACCAACGGCACAATCCAAACATCTGACGCTAATGAAAAGCAACACATAGCCAGCCTGACTGACGCAGAAATTACAGCCGCTAAAGCTATCAGCAATCTGTTCAAGACGTTCAAATGGAACGATAGCGTTGCTGAAAAAGGCGATGCGGCTCGCACTCACACAGGCGTTATTGCACAGGACGTACAGCAAGCTATGACTGACGCTGGCTTGGATGCTGGTGACTATGCTTTCTTCATCTCATCAACGTGGTGGGAAACACAGACAGAAGTCCCTGCTGTTGAGGCTGTGGCAGAAGTGCTTGATGAGGATGGAAACGTAGTCACAGAAGCTGTAGAGGCACAGGAAGCCTACATAAACACTGACACCTACGACACAGCCGAAGAAGCCCCCGAAGGTGCTATTGAACGCACTCGACTTGGTATTCGTTATCCAGAATTGCTAGCATTTATAGGTGCGGCAACAGAGCAACGGCTTGCAAATATTGAAACAAGGCTTGCCGCACTTGAGTCCAACTAACTAATAGGAGATTAAAATGGACGAAATCACAGCAGAAGAAATCGCACAACATTACTCAGCAATGGGCGATAGCGTTACGCTAATCAACGACATTATTGCAGGTGATGCAATGGCAGACGATGATGCCGCAGATAAGCAGGATTGCGTAGACAGGAATGTTGCGCATCTGGAAATCATGGTTGCCAAAGACTTCTGGACTACAGAAGATATGACAGCAGCCAATGCCGCTATCACAGCAGGGAAGGCCTACACAGCATGAGTGAGTCAAACGTAGTTACCATTGCAGGCA